GTGTTTTCTTTCGGCCAATTTCTTCTGGTATATGATCAAAAGTCATAACTCTAAAAATAAGATCTTTTTTATCAATTTTTTTATAATTAACTTCGCATTCTGCTAGTTTTATCTTTTCGCCAGCTGTTTTTCGTTTATCATAATCTCGATGTTGTAATCTTTTTGCTTTGTTACGTTTTGCTTCTGCTACTGTTCTTATATTTATTTTTTGTAAAGTTTCGTCTAAAGTAGAATAAGGAGAAGGCATTGGTATGATAATATCATATTGATGATATTCATCGTCTATATAACTGCAAAAACTAGTTTTTGATTTGTGAATTTCTAAAAGAATGTCTTTGTTGTTTAGGTAATTATATCTTTTCATTAGTTGTCCATAAAATACTATTTATAATATAATGTACGTGTAATTTTGTCAACTAAATAATGTATAAAATTTTATTTAGGAAGCAAATATGGCGTTAGAATTTGTTACAGATCCCCAAGCTGCTGATCGTTCTCGTACAGAATTTAGACCTGTATCATCAGATGACGAGAGTTTAGGTAGTTCTACTATTGTTGGTGATAATACAAATAGGCTAGATGAGTATATAGAAAATGAAAATTACCAACTTCGATTTTTTAAAGCTAATATTAGGTCTAGAAACATACCAGCTGGTGCAGATCCTACTCCTGTAAGTCTTACCACTGCTGAATGGAAAGCTTCAAAAGCAGCAGATTGGCGGGTAAGATTGAGTATACCACCTTCCATTCATTTTGGACCGCTACATAGAAGTTTGATTGCAACAAATGGTTTTATGTTTCCGTATACTCCAACAGTAAATTTAGGTACTTATGCATCTTATTCTGAAAATACACCTACACACGCTTTATATCCTTATGTGGTTTACCAAAATAGTGGTGTAAATGACATATCTATTACAGGTACATTTACCTGTCAAACAGAACAAGAAGCAACTTATATTATCGCAGCTCAACAATATTTAAAAACTATGACAAAAAGTGCATATGCAAACAGTGCATTCCAAGGTTCTCCTCCTCCTGTAGTAAAATTAACAGGGTATGGTAGGAGAGTGTTGCCAAATGTTCCTGTAGTAATAAAAAGTTGGAGTATAAGTTTGCCGCCAGACGTAGATTATATACAAGCTATCACAGGTGAGTATGCTCCGACAAAATGTGATATAACTGTAAACATGCAAATTGCAATTAGTAGAGGTAAGTCACAAACATTTAGTTTACAAGCATTTGCTGCTGGTCTATTGGATGGATTCTTATAATGACAACTAGTTATTCCGCACCGGATTATTTTAGAAATAGTCCATACTTTAAAACCGAAATAAAAAACAACCTTTATTTAGATGTGTTAACTATGCGTCCTATTCCAGCTCGTGCTGATGACATACTCTACAAAATTGAAGTTCAATATACTCATAGACCTGATTTATTAGCCTATGATTTATATGCGGATAGGAATTTATGGTGGGTTTTTTCGCAGAGGAATTTAAACGTGATAAGAGATCCAGTATATGATATGGAAGCAGGGGTTGAAATATATCTACCTCAAATGAAATATCTAAAAGGAGAAATGTAGTGCCTATTTTTAGAACAGATGCATCTATAGCAAATGGCGGTGAAAGCGTAAGCGATAGAGAAAACACAAATTCTGCTACAATAGATACAAATTATAGAACTTGGGATGATAATCCAGTGTCACCTGATCAGTTTTTTTATCTTAGAGAACCTAACAATAGTAACAGAATAGGCAGCGGGGGACAAAGAGATCCGATACCCAACGGCGGTGGCACAGGTGCAACAGCCGGAGGCAAAAATCCTTTACATAAATTCTCTTCTTATTCTTGGATGTGGTCTTTAAGTTGCTTATCAAAAGGACAAACTAATTTTCCAGACAGTATAAAAGGACAATTTACTCCAGGAATTCCAGTAGCAGTAGATATGGGAGCTAGTGATTACCATTTTGATACAATGCGAGTTTTAGGGTTAACTGCACCTAATGCTCATATACGAAACACTCATTCTATAACTTTTGAATTTGATATAAATGAACCTTATAGTTTAGGTAATTTTATTGAAGATTTGGACGATGCAGCATCTGCACAAGGATGGGCAAATTATGCAGACGCTGGTTGGGCACTTGGATTAAAGTTTGACGGATGGGATGATAACGGTTATCCGGGCAGTGTAGGGCCGTTTAATTTTGTAGTAAAATTATTAGAAGCAAAGTTTAAATATACCGAAGCTGGAACAGTTTATAAATGTAAAGCAATAGCATGGAATGATCAAGCTTGGAATGAGGAAAATGCTACAGTTAAAACTAGCGGAATATTAGTTGGAAATAAATTAAAAGAACTTGCTTTTTACAGTCAAAACAGTTTAACAGCATTATTAAATAACCAAGAATTAAAAAATGCAGAAAAAGGTAACATAACCGAGGGTGATTCTTACTATGTTGTGTTTCCTAGTACAAAAACAAGTGCAGAAGAAGCAGCAGTGCTTTTTACTCCCAGTGCCGGACCACAAGATTTTCCAGTAAAATGGGTACAAGACTGGGATAAAGAACGTGGTAGAGAGTACAAAAAAGGCAATGGTGACGGTCCTGGGGGGTTTACAGGTAATTCAAGTGGCGACACCGGAGTGCGGGTTCGATTAGGTGCATGGATAGCTGACAACAAAGAATTCAACCTAGGTGGTTCTAAAGGAGCTCAAACGAACGCCGCGGCGATCTATGATTTTTATTTTGGTAATTGTAATGAAATTGGCGAATCTGAAATTACCAAACATCCTTTTGATTTAATAAAAAATAGAAATGTACCAGCAAGAAATTGCAGATCAAACACTCATCCTAATATAATGCAGAATAGATATTGTTTTTTAGATGAAAACGCATTTACTTTTCCTGTAACGGCAGGATCAAAAATAATAGATGTGATTGAAGAATTAATATTAGCTAGCAAATGGGGCAGAGAAAAGGGTATATGGGATTCACCAGACGGAAACAATAAAGTAAGGTGGTGGAAAGTTCAATGCTGGGTTATAGCATCTGACGGTGCTAAAGAATCAGACTCCGGGCGTACAGCAAAAACATATATATATCGTGTAATAGAACACAAAGCAGCAGCAAACAGAGTAGCTAAACCTGGGTCTAAAGGCAAAGGCGGCGGCGGACCTGCTAGAATATACAATTATGTTTATACAGGCTTAAACAATGATGTTTTGGATATAGACTTAGAGTGGAATGCTGCATTTTATGTGCCATTGCAATCAGATCTTGGACATAACGAAGCAACTACAGTTATAGGAGTACCTGATCAGCAAGCTCCGAGAGATCCTGACATTATACCCAAGCAGGCAGTTGGCGGAGCAGGCGGAAGTCCAGACGGTGTCATGCAAACACATACTCCTTCGCAGAGAGCAAGAATGAGATCTTTTACAGCTAAACGTACTGAATCAGCAGCAAACAGAGATTGGCACAATATTCTAATGAATTCAGATGTAGATTTGTTGAATTTAGATATGAAAATACATGGAGATCCGGTATATTTGCAAAGCAATGGGTGTGGTAATTACATAGCCGGAGCTGACGGAAATCTTACCAAAGACGGAGATTTAGAATATATAAACAGTGAAGCTGATATACAAATTAACTTCAATACTCCACCGGACTTAGGTGTTCCGTGGACGCCAGTAGGACAATATAGATTTACAGGATTATATCAAGTTGTGCAAGTACAAAGTGATTTTACGAAATCAGAAGGGTTTACTCAGACTCTTAAATGTATAAGGTATCGAAACCAAGGCGGCGGAGCTAGTAGTCCTGTATTCGAACAAGGCGGTGAAATGTCAACAGACGAACCGCATTATACTAATACACCAAAGGAATAAATTAAAATGGATTTTCCAACTCAATCTGAACTTAATACTCAGCAGCGACGCAACTCAATGGCGCAAGGAGCCCCAGTAAATCCAGGAATATATCTAGGCAGAGTTGCAAATAATCTTGATCCTCATAGAATGGGATTTTGCGAAGTTGAACTAATTAGTAACTCTAAGGCAGGCTCTATTCCGGGCGAAAGATTAGAAGTAGTACTTGCTAGATATACTTCACCTTTTGCTGGACAGACAAATTATGCAAGTACTGATGAAAATGAAGAGTATGGAAAGTATGCGCATTCTCAAACATCTTATGGGTTTTGGGCAGTACCTCCTGATACTGGTGTCATGTGTATAGTTTGCGTGGTCGAAGGCGGCGACGGTGAGGCATTTATTTTAAGTTACATGTGGGACATGTACATGAATGCAAATATGTTCAACAATATGGAAGCAAATTATAATAAGAAAACTGTGGATGCCTGGGAAGCTGCTGTTGACAAACATGACAGAGGAAAGAATGATGTTGTACCAACTGATAACAATACCCGTATACGAAAAAAAATGGAAGATTTTTCGGGAATTACAGATCATTTAGAATTAAGTGCAACAGTTACAAGTGGAGCTCGAAGAGACACCCCGTCGAATGTCTATGGCTGGAGTTCCCCAGGTCATTGGGCTCACTGGGGACCACGGAACAGAAATATATATAATCAAACTGTAGGTAAAGACGAAAATGAATATTATAGAATGCGTGTAGGTGGTTCTGTTATTTTAATGGATGACGGGTTTGTAGGATATTCAAGAAAAACAAGTCCGTGGTATGCTCATAGAGATTATTCAGGCACTACACCATGGAACGTTTCGCCAGATCCGGGCGGTAACGACAGCGGTGAAACTGAAGGTTCTATGTTAGATTCTTATCTAAATGAGCATATGCGTTTACAAACACGAACAGGACATAGAATTATAATGCATAATTCTGAAGATTTTATTCACATACGACATGCTAACGGGATGTCTTGGATTAATATGTCCAGTAATGGTAAAATAGATGTATTTGCAAAAGACGGAGTGCATATAGGAACTCAAAGTCTAGAAGGCTCGCCTGAAATAGATGGTCAGTCACAAATTAATTTACATGGTCATCAGATTAACATAGATTGTGACGAAATAAACATGTCTGCAATGCGTAAAATCTATATCGAACAGAGAAAAGATCTAGGTATAGCAGCAGGAACTGGCCGCAGCAGTGGCGAAGCAGTAGATAACGCAGATCAATCTCCAGGCGGTGAAGGCGGTGACCTTCACCGAGGCAGAGGTGAAATTCAATTTGCTTTAGAGGTTGTAGACGGTAGATTGGAAATTATTACCACTAATGGATTTGGTATTTCAACGTTTGAAGGTGATTACGAAGTAGGTAGTGATAATATTAAAAACGGAAATCTAAAGTTTCATATGCATAATCGTGGAGATAATTTTATTGCAAAATCTTTCCCATTAGATGTTCCGCATGAAGGCGAACAGGTTCCGGAAGGAGTAGAAGGTTACAAACAACCTGGAAAAGGTTTAGAAGGAATTGGTATAGGATATTCTTATCAAGAAGTAGCAACTAAAGGTCTCGACTTATACGACGACATACCAGGTCCTTTTTTAGAATTAGTAGGAACACACCGATCTGGTAATAGAAGCGCATTAGAGCATGGAGATTTAGTGTTAAAGGCGGTACTTGCTACTAACCCTCCGCATGAAGTAGCACAAGAATGGAATCTTGTAAGTGGTATGGAAGATGTAGGCGGACATGGTTATTGGCATACAGTTCCTATGGTAAAATATGAAACCGCACATAATGGTTTAGTACATTTTTACGAAGACCCTAATTTTTATATGTTGAAAACTAACTTAGGAAGATTACCATCTGGATATCCATGGAAACATGAAGAATTAAATGAACCATACAAGCTGGTTGCGCCTTTTACTAAATGGGGTGAAACACCTGAACATAACTTGTCATATTCAGGTTTAGAAGTAAATGAATCAAATTATGCAACACCGCCCGAAGGTTATCAGTCTGCTATGCATGTCGACTGTCGTGAATACTGTATAAAAGGAAGAGGTATATTCTAATGTCTCGTATAGAAAAAAAGATATACAAAGAAGTTGTTGTACCGACAGCAAAAAAACAAAGTTACGGCTTGCCAGGCAATACCTATAGAGGATTTAGCACAACAAATCCATCTAGAAAAAGTGTATCTATATATGACTTAGAATGTATACGTCAAGACATAATAAATCACTTTCACATTAGACAAGGTGAAAAATTATCAGATCCAGAGTTTGGCTGTATAATTTGGGATGTTTTGTTCGATCCATTAACTGAAGTTTTAAAAGAAGCAATTGCTGAAAACGTAACAGAAATTATCAATTTTGATCCAAGGGTAACAGCAAAAAAAATTATAGTTGATTCCTATGACCACGGCGTGCAAATACAATGCGACATTACTTATTTGGCTTATGACATATCAGAATACTTGCAATTGAGATTTGATAATAGAGCAGGTTATTTAATACCTTCGTCTAGGGATTATACAGATCAAAGAAGTTACTAAAAGTTTTCTACGTGCTTAATTTTTACATAAATATGTAAAATATTTCAAAGGTTTTCATATGTCAAATACTGATAGACAAAATAGATTGTTAGTAGCCGAAGACTGGAAGCGCATATATCAAAGTTTTAGAAATGCAGAATTCCTTTCTTACGATTTTGATAATTTACGTAGAACAATGATTACGTACTTAAGACGTAATTATCCAGAAGATTTTAATGATTATATTGAATCAAGTGAGTATGTAGCTCTAATTGATTTAATAGCATTTTTAGGACAAAACTTTTCATTTAGAACTGATTTAAATGCTAGAGAAAATTTCTTAGAAACAGCAGAACGCAGAGAAAGTGTGTTACGTCTTGCTAGACTTCTAAGTTATCAACCTAAACGTGTACAGCCAGTAAACGGATTGTTAAAAATAGTTTCAATATCAACTTCTGAAGAAGTAAAAGATGAAAATGGATTTAGTTTAAATGGCGGTAATATTACATTTAATGATTCAACAGATCCTAATTGGAATAGTAAGTTTACTCGTATTTTAAATGCTGCTTTGCCTCGTGGTGCAGGTATTGGCAATCCTATACAAGAAGAAATAATTAATGGAATTGTAACACAGCAATATAGAATTAATTCTGAAAATCAAGGTATTCCAGTCGTACCGTTTACTAGAAATATAAACGGTATAAACAGAAATTTTGAAATAGTTAGTACTGGTATCGAAGATGGAAATATTATAGAAGAAGCTCCTTTTTTAGGTAATAAATTTGCATTCCTTTATAGATCTGACGGCAAAGGAAATCAAAGCTCAAATACAGGTTATTTTTTCCATTTTAGACAAGGTAACATGGTTAATGGTGATTTTGAGCTCAACGAAGGATATAGTAATCAAGTTGTAGCGGTTGATGACACACAAGTAAACGAATCTGATGTTTGGCTTTATTCTTTAGATTCTCAAGAGTTTGAAAAAGAAGAATGGACTAAAGTTGCTTCTACTGAAGGTAATAATGTAATTTATAACAACTTAGAAAAAAATACTAAAAATATTTTCAGTGTGTTAACTAGAATAGATGATCGTATTAGTTTAGTATTTGGTGATGGTACCTTTGGAAATATTCCATTAGGCAAATTTAGAGCCTATTATAGAACAAGCTCTCCTGACGTAACAAGTGTAGATCCTAATCAAATATCTATTGTAAGTATGAGTATACCTTACACAAGTAATGCAGGTAAAACTGAAACACTTAAAATAATATGTAATTTAAGTTACGAGTTAACCAATGGAGCTAGTACAGAGTCTAACGAAAGTATCAAAATTAATGCTCCTGCAAACTACTATACTCAAAATAGAATGATTACGGCGGAAGACTATCAACTTGCGCCATTAGCTAGAAATTCTGATATTATAAAAGTAAAAAGTGTTAATAGAACCAGCAGTGGTATTAGTAGATATTTTGATTTATTAGATAGCACAGGCAAATATAGTAAAACTAACTTGTATGGTAATGATGGTATTCTAACAAAAAATAAAGTAGAATTTAAAAAGAAATTTGCTTGGCAAACTAGAGCTGACATTGCAGGCGCAATAGCAAATACTATTACACCTATCTTATCTAATTATAATCTACGTAATTTTTACTATAGCGAGTTTACAAAAATAAAAGTATCTGATTTTAATAATTTTTGGACAAGTGTTACAAATAAGACAAATCAAAACACAGGATATTTTAATAATTTAGGTGGTCAGTTACAAATAATAGGTGACTTTACTACTACTACTTTAAAATATATTACACCAAACTGTTTATTAAAATTTGTTGCTCCTGAAGGTAAGCATTTTATGAAAAATAATAATAATGCTCTTATGGACGGAAATGCAGATCATTTAGATTCTGTTGACTATATTTGGACTAAAGTTTATAGTGTAGACGGAAATGGCACCGAGTTGACTGATGACGGTCGTGGCCCGGTTAAATTAACTGACATTATACCTACAGGAGCAATTTTAGATCAAATTATTCCGAGACTATCATTTGAATTGTTTACTGATACACAAACTCAAATAATTGATCAAGTATTTGCTAAAAATACTTTTGGATTGAGATTTGATATTAATACTGCTCGCTGGGATGTTATAACGCTAGATAATTTGAATATTTTTGATGACTTTAGTATATCACAAACTGGAAGCACAAGTAGTCAACAAGCTGATCGAAGTTGGCTACTGCTATTTGAACCTAAAGGTGATACGTATACAATTACATATAGAGGTATTCAGTATCTGTTTGAAAGTCCTAATGAAATTAGATTTTATTATGATTCTTCTGATAAAGTTTTTAATAGATCAAGCGGAAAAACAGTTAAAGACAAAATTTCAGTTTTAAATATTAACAGTAAACCTGATTCAACAGATTCATTTACTGTTGATTATGATTGGGAAGTAATTGCTAGTTATCGTGATAGAGATGGCTATGTTGACAGTAGTAAAATGGAAGTAAGCTTTTTTGATTCTGACGAAGACGGTGTAGTAGATGATCCTGACTTGTTTGATATTATTGTAAATGAAGAAGTTAATAGTCAAAATAAAATTATCTTTAGAAAGAAAGTACAATATGCAGACGGTAGTGAACAGTACTTGTATTTTCCTAACACTAATGGGGAAATTGTTTCCTTGTCAGAAAAAGGTGCTTTAGCAACTACAAGTTTATATGATGATGGACAAATATTTTATTATATTAAAGAAAATTATTTTGAGGTATTAAATAAAGAAACTAATAGTTTGTCTGTTCTTGCAGACTATATAGCAGTTTCGGGTCGTGATGACTTAAAATTTCATTATGTACACTCGGCTGATCAAGATAAAAGATTAGACCCTAGTGTTAGTAATTTAATAGATGTTTTTGTGCTTACAAAAGGATATGATATTCAATTTAGAAAATATTTAAGGAATGCAGGTGAAAAACCATTACCGCCTAGCAGCGATCAACTATTTTTAGATTTTAATAAAAATTTAGTTGACATAAAATCAGTAAGT